TTGTCCACCATTTTCTAAATGGTTCATCATATTTTCCATAACTTCTGCGCCTTTATCTATATCTCCACCGCCTGCATTTCTAACAGCATCTGCAGTAAATACAAATTCATTTACACTTAATCTAGCGGGTACATCATCTGCTTTTTCTTTAGCACCAATAGGCACAAAGCCACCTTCAGCTCTATAATCTTTTTCCATACCACCAAGGTCCATAAGTCCACCTTCTTCTGCACCCACTCTTACACCACCGCTAGGGTAATCAAATCTATTTGTACCTGCAGGAGTTCCGTAACCTGGAACACTTGTTAAACCACCGCCAGCCATCATTGCAGTCGGTGCAGCTTCAACAGTTTCTGTCTCAGCCATCAGAGTTTCATCAGGAGCTTGTCTTTCTTGTTGCATTTGTTGTAATACTAATTTTTTAAATTCTGGGTAAGGTAATTGTCCGCCACCTTCTATATATTTTTGATATTCTACTTGTAACATTTGTTCTGCTTCATCAGGTAGTTGTACTTCTTCAGCCATAGATTCTTCTACCATCTCACCATTAGCATAACCTCTTCTTGATATCATAGCGTTCATATTAAACGGTCTATTTAAATTTATATCTTCTTCTTCTTCAACCATCATACCATCTGCATAACCAATTCTTCCACCGTTAGCTGCAAGTTGTGGAGTGTAATAACCAGACTGAGCACTTGCTTCAGGTGGTAAAAAATTCATATAAGGATCTTGGTATCTTGACATCATCATTGCTGTGTAAGGAGTAATGTAATCATCATCCCCTTCTTCTTCTTCTACTTTAGGTGTAAACATTTTAGATATAAACGGAGATGCGATTGCTGTTGCACCTAGACCAGCAAATATTTTTTTACCTGTACTTAAACCATTAAATTTACCAAGCAGGTTTGAAAACATACCAGTCTTCGCTCCGGTATTAGCAGAAAAAGGATGTAGTGCAGATCCCCCAGACAATGCTCCACCCAGTCTACTAAACATACTAGCTTTACTGGCTCCAAAAGGAATCATACCTAGGCCACCAATAATGGCCATCTTACCTAGTGGACTCTTAGCAATCTTTTTAACGCCACGGAAAGCTTTCTTTACAAAGCTCCCTAATCCGTACATCTGTCTTGGTTGTTGCATGTTTGAAATTGCCATAATTTATCCTTAGTCTATCCGTTTTACTTTGTTTTACTAAACAAATCAAGAGCAGGCATGATAACTTTCACGTCCTGTGCCATCTCTTCTGCCTTATAACCCTTGGCTTCCCAGTCTTTTCTTTCCTTAAAAACCTCACCGGTCTTAAGGTGTCTGTAAGTTTCTTCTACTTTAGCGTCATATACTTTCATTAATCTACCTTCTCTTTTTTAATGTTTAAATAACTGATAGCTATATCAAACGAATCTGTGGTGCTGGCTTGTATTGTAAAAGCGCTACCACCTTCTATTATCAATGGTTGGGTTAATAATTCTTTTGTAACATTAGCAGCAAGTGCTACTGATTTAATAGCTGTAATACTGTTATTAGTTACAGTGACAACAGGTGTACCAGCAGATGTAACAAGCAGTGATTTAATAATTATAGTTTCATTTACCAAAGGATTACCTGTTCCAAACGGAACCAAAGCACTACCTGATGTGCTGTTGTCTATCCCTTTAAATTTATATTGGTTTACTACTGCCATTATTCTAAAAAGAAACCTTTAGCTTCTATCTCCTGTTTTACTTCTTCCTGAAAAGAAGAATTTAATTTTGTAATAATACCATCAAGGTCTCTAATCAAAGATTGAATATTTTTTTGTTCATATTCTTTAGCTGCTCTAGTTAATGATTGTACAATTTTTGCCATTATCTTTTCATCCTTCTTGCAGCTAGACCACCAAAAAAGTATCCAATTCTACCGCCTTTGGCATAATTATGCATGTCTTTTATTCTATCGTAAGTAGCTTTATTTGCTGTATCATATTCTGTTACATTTTTATAACCACCAAACCCTGTTTTGCTTCCACCATCGTTTGTTTTTGTTTTTTGTTTTTTTATACCTGCTTTAGCTGCTTCAACAAATTCTTTTTTAGGATTATTTGGTTCAACAGGTTTAGTTTTTTCATCTCTTTTAAATATTTTTGCTAAAAAATTGTTATTTTTTAACTTTTCTTTTTCTTCTTCTTCAAAATCATAAATTTTATTTGTTTGAGTAGTTGCTGTATCTAACATTCTTTTTTCTGCTTCATCAAGAGCTTTTAATTTAGCTTCTTTTTGTACAGGGTCTTTCATCTTCTCATTAATCATATCTCTTCTTTTTTGAAAAGTATCAGCGTCTACTTTAGAAGCATTGTAACCTGCCATAATATTTCCTGCCGTATTATAATCACCACCATCAGATACAATCTGTCCAATGTCATTAACCATTATACCTTGACCACTTAATTGATTTTCAAATATCGATCTTTTGTTAGGTGGAGCGTAACTTCCTAAAAATTGTGCAATTCCTTTTCCCGGAATAAAATTAGTAAGTGCTGAAGCAAATCCTTGTAACTTAGAAGGGTCTGCATATTTAGCTCCTGTTGCTCCAAGAACTTCTGGATCACCTAAATTTTTTCCAAAAATATCTTCATAGTATGCATCATAATTAGGTTTAGGGTTGTAATTTCTATTTACTATTGAACTGGGGTCAGGGTTGTAAACACTGAAACCACTACCACCATTATTTGTAAAATTATTAACAACATTTGCAGACAATATACCTTCAGGTTCTACTGAGTTTTCATCATCGAGAGAAGCTTGGTTGTATGGCAATGTAAATCTTTCTTGGGGTTTATAAAATAAACCTTCCTTGTATAATTTTTGATCCGCAACATTATAAAAATTAGGGGGTATTGCCATTATCTCATTCCTCCTGGTGCAACGTCTAATCTAAATGTACCAAGTTTCCAATCTTGATTAGACCCTGTGTTAGAAACTTTTAATGCAATAGACCTTGCTCTAATTCTAGTACTTTTAAAAGTAGTAGTTGAATCAATTGGAAAATTTGTAGTAATCGGTGTACTGTTAGGGTAAGCTCTAGTTGTAAAACTAACTTGAGTAGTACCGGTTTGATTTATAAAATCTGGTATGAACCTGCTTATTCTCATAATGTATTCACCATCTCCTCTAAGGTCCGGTGTTCCCACAGCTTGACCTGTATTACTTCTTTTTTGAGTGATGTCAAAATCACCTGATAATATGTTTGCTTGGATTGCTGTTACAACTCCCCCTGCATTTACTTGATCGGTCCCTGTTTCCTGGTTATAGTATATAGTAATCCCATCCGTATTACCAGTAACATCAAAAGAATTGTTATCCGTAGGGGTATAATAAGTTGCGTGAGGTCTATTAAATACAGAAGAATCTTGCCATGCTGTTCTATCTAAACTACCTGTAGTCCATATAGGTTGTTTTGCTGATGAATCTAAATAATTATAAGTCACCACTCGATCAACTGCATCCGAACCTTCACTACAATAAAACCAATTTATTTCACCAAAAAGATTATTTAGTCCACAGTTAATTAAATCACGAGAGGTGTCATTGATACTATCGTAAACGTAATCCTCAACAAGACAAGGCATAGATTTTAATTGTCCATCGTAAGTAAAGAAACCATTTTCTGACATCCAGTAAGAGGATCCATCAACTTCTACTGCTGCATTCTTACCAAACAAACCACAGTTAGTTCCTACTTGTTCAAATGAGAAAGTAAATGGTGCTCCAACAAATCTCATCAAGAACAATGCAGTATCGGTCCACACATAAATTGCATCCCTACCTTTAATAGCTCCCATAATTTTAGAACCATCTGCTAGTCTTTGTGTACCTGCCGTGTTTTCTGCTTTAACTATATAAGAATCAGTTTGATCTATACTCTCTTGGTCAGAGAATCTAATAAACATATCATCTTGAGTTGTTGGATCTCCAACAGTAGTCTCAGTTCCAAAAAATACTAAGTGTCTGTCAGGAGTTGAAACTAATACATGACGAGAAGCTGTTGGAGCATTGGGTAATACAGTAGCTCTTGTAGAAGTAGCATTAGTTGCTGACGCATCCCATTCAAAACATTTACCGTTATAAATAAGTGCAATTAATTTTGTACCATAGTTATCTAAAACCCATAAACCAGGATCAATAGTAAAGTCAGAAGAAGCAGGATCTCCCCATCCAGCATAACTAGTAATATTAGTAACTGTAGCTCCAGCACTGTGGGTCGCAGCTGTAGTTCCATCAACTCCTCTAGCACCACCGGTTAAAGTATTTGTAGTTGTATTATTAGTTGTGTAACTAATAAATTCAGAACCTATTTGTATTGTCCCTGCTGCCGGAAACGCTGAGCTACTATTTAAAACTATAGTTGTTCCCGTAGTATTTGTTAAAGCTGTTTGTAAAGTTGTTGCTGAAGGACCAATAGACGTACCACCAAATAAACCTGCACCCCAACCAAAACCTCCAAGTTGTTGAGCGGGTCCTACAGTATAATAACAAAGAACAGAAGTTGATCCTGCAGTGCTTAAAGGAGTACCGGCTTCATTGGTATCCATTGTAATTGTAAAAGTTGTACCACTTGGTACAGACGTAACCATAAATTTTTTATCTTCAAACGTGGCGTTTGTAAAAGTAGAACCACTTAATCCAGTAACAGAATCAAACAATACAATATCATCTTCTAACAAACCGTGATTGCCTGTACAAGTTATTGTAACAGTTGGGCTACTTGATGTACTTGTAAAATTAGCTCCTGTTAAAGTAACTCTAATAGGATGAATATCGTAGTAGATACCACCTGAATATACATACAGAATTCTATTGGTTCCAATTGCAGCATATTTAATACCTGAGTTATCATCCCAATGATGAAGAGCTCTTGCTGCACCTGTTAGTTTTGACTCACCTAATTGAGCCCAACCACCTATTTTTTCTGGGCTTCCATATCTAAAACGAACGAAGTCACCATCAAACCATTGCCCTTCAGCGCCGGTCTCTGTGACTTGTTTATTAAATCCTGGAGCAAAGCCTAATTTTTGTAACATATAAAAACCTGTTTATTAGGTAGTATATCAGATTGTAGGTGATTTCAATAGGTTTTAAAGCAGAGGGAATCTGTGGTGGATCATCCCTCCGCAAGATTATTGTATATATTATTTTTTAGGTACTGTAAAGCCTTTGAAATAACTAGGTAAACCTAGCATAGGACGCTTATCAAATTTGTTTTCTTTAGCAGATTTTGCTTTAGCATTATTATAATGTAAAAATACTTGTGCACAATCTTTGCCTTCAAAAGGTTCTCGCCAATGCTGAAGATCACAACCAGAATAAATTAACATATCTCCTGGTTCAAGATCAACTTTAATTCCAGCTTGACCTTCCTTACCTGTTGGATCTAAATATATAGGCCATGGTTCACCACCTAGGTTTAATGTAGTAGATACTTCACATGAATATCTATCTTTATGTCTAGCTAGGATATCTCCTTTTTTATAAATTCTTGCGTAGGAATAAGTAGGGTATAGCTTTAGTTTAGTTTCAGATTCCATTTTAGAGTTTAAAATTTGTAGTAAAGTTTCCATAACAATATCACTATAATGTGAATAAGTATTTGGAACTTGTTCATCATTCCATACACCATATTCTGTGTTGTAAGGAGATAGATACTTTTGATCAAACAAAAATCTTGCAGTTGTTCTTTTATTTAAAAAATAACTATAAATAAATTTAGCTAGCTCAGGAGAGATAGCTTGTTTTAGTACCTTGTATTTATTTTTCTTGAATGACATTTAATACTCCTTTTGGTATTGCTTGGCAGTTCCAATGAATAAATCTAAAAGGCTCAACACCCATATCAACTATATATTGATGAGGCATATAAGACGGAAAGAATATCATTCTACCAGGCTTACATTTATAATGCACAGCTGAACTGGCATAAGTTATTTTTGTTTTATCTAATTCAGGTAAAAGATTCATTATATTTCCTGCTCTTGGATCTTCAAACATAGGTATTGAAGTTTTGTCACTAGCTTTTAAAAAATAAAAACCAGAAATGTGACCATTCCAATGTGTGTGTAATGTATGATGTCCACCCCCATTTTTAGCAAACTCTTGTACCCACATTTCTGTAGTAAATAGTTGATGCCCTCGCATATCAAAACCCATTTCCATTAATAAATTATGTGAAGTCGCACCTATATAATCTGTTAATTTTTTAAAATTAGGGTCTCCAATTAAAGTTGTAGAGTGATAAACACTACCAAGATCACCTTTAGTTTTATTAGTTTTGTTACGTTTATCTATATCAGGTTGTAAATTTTTTATAGCTGCTTCAATATATTTATCTGAAGCTTTATCTATTTCAGTAACAAACTCTGGTGCATCTGCAAACCAAATAGGACATTTAAAATAATCTTCTCTATTTAACTGTTTGGGGTAACTAGGTTTTTTAATTTTTTTCTTTTTCATATCTTTCTTATTTTAATGGCCATCCAAGGTTCCAGATTACTAGACTATGTCTAACACCACGTTTAACCGGTTTAACTCTATGCCATATATCAGAAGGAAATACAACTAAAGAACCTTTAGATCTTATCTCTTTTAATATATGAGTGTTTGCTTTTTTATCTGGATCCGTATTTCTCATATCAAACTCTAATTCACCACCACTATAGTCTTTGTCCTCAGACAAAGATAAAGTTACAGATAATTTTCTTTGTTTACCATGACTCGGTGTGTTGGGTTGATTATAAGGTCTATCCCAACTATCACAATGCCAATCATAGTACTGGCCTTTTTTATATTTTGTAAACTGACACGGCTCAGAAAAATCCCATTGAAAATTCCAATTAGCATCTCTGTTAGCTGTATGTATGTAGGGGTGAATTGCATTATAAATCCAACGTTCATTTAACCAAATAATATCTGAATTTCTTTTCTTTTTTAAATCTTGTACTTCTTTTTTATTTAATTTTTTACTACCATAACCACCTGTGACTGCCATTTCATCTCTTAAAGATTTTGCATATTTAACAATGTCATCACAAACATGATGAGGAATTGCATCTTTAAACCAATAGTAATAATTTTGTAATTGCATATGTCTTTATAAAGACAGTATAAAATAATATTAATTGATTGTCAATTATTGAAATTTGTATCTAATAATAACAACACCGGGACCACCATTACCACCAGTTGTAGGATTACTGTTGGAATTACTATGTGCTCCACCACCGCCACCACCAGTATTATTTGTCCCTGCTACTCCTGAACCTGGACCATTTGATCCATCACTAAAACCAGCTCCACCACCTCCAGCTCCACCACAACCTTTTGATGTTTCACCAGCTCCACCTCCACCACCACCTCTAGCAGTTGGACTTGCATTAATAGATGATGTTGCACCTGCACCTCCATCAGCGCCATTTTCAGGTGTTGCATTACTAGCAGCAGCTGTTGCTCCACCTCCACCACCACCAGCATCACTTGCACCATCACTTCCATTAGTTCCTTGAGCATTAGGACTTACAGGAGGTGTATTACCTGTTCCATTAGAAGAACTATTAGCACCTGCTCCTCCACCTGATCCACCATTACCTCCACCACCATTACCTCTACCACCTGCTCCACCACCATTTGATGTGATTGATGCGAAAACTGAATTTGCTCCTACTGTTCCTACAAAACCAGTTGAAAAAGGTCCACACTGTACACCTCCTGCACCTCCTCCACCGACTGTAACAACATAAGTTTGTTTAGAAACAGATAATGCAGAAACACCTGATCCAAGAGGTGACGCACTATAACAACCAGAAGCAGCACCAGATGATTCTCTATAACCACCAGCTCCACCACCACCTCCTGCTGATTGAGTATTAACATTTGAACCTGTTCCTGCTCCACCACCACCAGCTACTACTAAATAATCAACTGTTGTTGAACCAGCAGGAGCTCCCGCTGCTGAAACTACAAAATTATCTGTTGAATTAAATGTATGAATTTTAAAATCACCACTTGTTGTAATTGTTCCACCTGTTGCAGTAACAAAATTTGGTGGGATTTGTGGCCATGCATTAATTGTTCTTGATGCAAATTGACTTTGCATTGACCACATACCACTTGCTTTGTTTAATTCTTTTACAATGATTATACCTGGACCACCACTTGCTCCTTGACCACAGGCCGATCCACCACCACCACCACCCGTGTTTGTAGTTCCTACTGCAGCATTACCACTTGATCCACCCGATCCACCACCACCCGATCCACCTGGATAGGCTCCAGAAGGATTAGATCCACCACCACCACCACCTCCAGCAAAAACTGAACATGTTGATCCTACATTTCCATAGGTAGGACTTACATCTAAACCTGCTCCAGAAATTGGAGTACCGGGGCCATTAGGGGTTGAAGCACTACCTGCACCGCCACCACCTGCAGCAGCACCTAAACCTGCTCCAGCGTCATTTCCTTGAGGAGGAGTTGTTGGAGGAGTATTACCACTCCCACCTGGACTACTACCTGCACCGCCACCACCAGAACCACCCGGTCCACCTGGTCCAAAACTGCTAAATGATACACCACCTCTACCACCACCTGTAGATGTTATTGGATTTGAAGG